AACGGTGCGATTTATGACGAGTTCGGCGAGTGCCATCTCATCCACGACCGCAAACTGGACGCTTTGGAGGACATCATCGAAGCCGCCAACGGAAAACCTCTTCTGGTGGCGTACTGGTATCAGTCCGACTGTGACCGCATCGAAAAACGGCTGCACGAACTGCATATCCCGTTTTCACGGATGGATTCCTCCGAGAGCATCCGCAGATGGAACAACGGCGAGTTTCCCGTTGCCCTTATCCATCCGGCATCTGCCGGACACGGGCTGAATCTTCAAAGCGGCGGCAGCACCATCGTGTGGTTCGGCATGACCTGGAGCCTTGAGCTTTACAGTCAGACGAACGCAAGGCTGTGGCGGCAAGGTCAGATCTCCGACACCGTGGTGGTCATGCATATCATCACCGCCGGCACCATTGACGAGGACATTATGAAAGCCCTTCAGCGGAAGGACAAAACGCAGTCCGCATTGATAGCGGCAGTTAAGGCCAATCTGTGACAATCTATGAAAATCCGTGCCAATCCGAGAAATATAAAAAATTCGGAGGTACAGAATATGACCCCTTTTGAAGAACTGGCAAATGCCATCGTGATCCAAGCGGCGAAGGACTATATGAAAGCCCTAAAAAAGCTGAAAAAATATCCGAGGGATGCAGAAGCAAGGCAGACGAGGAATGATTGTGAGAGTTTCTTCCGTTCCTCGTGGTACAGCACATTGACTTCGGTTGATGGAGAGCTTCTGATGCGAAAACTGCAAATGGAGGTGGCGGCATGACGGCAAAAGAATACTTGAGTCAGGCATACCGCCTCGATCAACGTATCAACTCTAATATCGAAGAGGTCACCATGCTTCGTGAAATGGCAAACAGTATATCCTCGCCGTCGTGGGGTGAAAAGGTGCAGACTTCCCGCAGTACGGAAGCCCCCTTTGTACGGAGCCTTGAGAAAATCATGGACTTGGAGGATACCATCAACAAGGAAATCGACACCCTTGTCTGTCTGAAAAAGCAGATACGAACGGTCATTGAATCTGTACAGAATACGGATGAGCGGCTCGTTCTCCGTTACCGTTACATCCACAACTGCACATGGGAGCAGATAGGAAACGAACTGAATGCCGATGCGAGAACCATTCGCCGCTGGCACGGTGAGGCTCTCCTCAAGGTAAAAGTCCCCGAAAAACCCATCGTCATATAAATGCGCCCGAAATGTCCTGCTTTGTCCGTAGATGCCCACCGCCACATTATGGTATGATATAATCAGCGAAAAAGAATCGAGGACAGCCTCATGGGAGCAATCCCGTGGGGCTTTTCTTATGCCCAAGGAGGTGAAACGATGCCGAAGAAACCGTTGCGACCCTGCTCTCATCCCGGCTGCCCCAACCTCTGTGAAGGACAGTTTTGTGAACAGCACCGTGTGGAGGAACGCCGCAAGTACGACAAATACGAGCGCAGCTCCGATGTTAACCGCAAGTACGGCAGAGCATGGAAACGCATCCGTGACCGCTACGCCGCAGAGCATCCGCTGTGCGAACAGTGTCTCAAGGAAGGTCGACTGACTCCGATGCAGGAAGTACACCACATTTTGCCCGTTTCCAAAGGCGGCACTCACGCAAGGGACAACCTGATGAGCCTCTGTCAGTCCTGCCACACCAAGATCCACCACGACCTCGGCGACCGGTAGGGGGATGAAAATCTCCGGGACCTTTTCGGTCGGGCAACGGCCCGGGGTCACGTGCGCGAAAAAGGCGAAATCAAAAGGGTAATTAAGGGAGATGAACTCGAATGCCCACAAAATCGAATAACACGGGAGGGCGCGGCGGCGCAAGACCCGGTGCGGGAAGGAAGAAATCCGCTGTCAAAGAGAAAGCTGAGAACGGCAATCCTGGCGGCAGGAAACTGGAAGTGCTGGACATTCCCGAAGTCGAGGGTGTCGATATGCCAAAGCCCCATGAGTTTTTATCCGCCGAGCAGCGTGACGGAAGCACGCTCCAGGCGGAGGAAATTTATACGGAAACCTGGGAGTGGTTAAAAAAGGTGGGCTGCGCGGCGAAGGTGTCACCTCAGCTTCTGGAGCGGTACGCCATGTGCAGCGCCCGCTGGATTCAGTGCGAGGAGATGACCAACCGCATGGGTTTCCTCTCCAAGCATCCCACCACGCAGAAGCCGATTCCGTCGCCGTTTATTAATATCGGCATCAACTACATGAACCAGGCGGTGCGGCTCTGGAACGAGATCTTCCAGATCGTGAAGGAAAACTGCAGCACCGATTACGGGGAGGTATCTCCCCAGGATGATCTGATGGAGCGGCTGCTCCGCGCAAGGAAGGGGTGAAGCTATGTTTGAGAAAGTAAATCCGTGCCACCCGGACAAGGTGGCGGACCGCATTGCCGGCGCCCTGGTGGATGCGGCGTACCGGAAAGAGGAAAATCCCAGGATCGCCGTGGAAGTCCTGATCGGCCACGGCGTCTGCCATATCATCGCGGAAACATCAGTGAGCATTCCACAGGATGAAGTGGAATCCATTGTCCATCGCATCGCAGGAAATCTGCACACGGACTATCTGGAAATGCCGCAGGACGGATGTCTTGCCAATAACCAGGCGGAAGGAATCCGCTGCGGGGACAACGGCATCTTCAAAGGGGTTCCGGTCACGGAGGAGCAGAAAGCACTCTGTGAGATCGCCAAAAGTGTATATCACACTTATCCCTCGGATGGGAAGTACATCATTGACGAAGCAAGGCTCATCCTCTGCCAGAGCAATGCCCCTGCCGCAGAGCTGCGGAAACGGTATCCGGGCGCCGAGGTCAATCCCTTGGGCGACTGGACAGGCGGCACGGATGTAGACTCTGGGGCGACCAACCGCAAGCTGGGCAGCGACATGGCCGATTCGGTGACGGGCGGCGGCCTTCACGGCAAAGACCTCTCCAAAGCGGATGTGAGTGTGAACATCTACGCATGGCTGAAGGCGCAGGAAACGGGAAAGCCCGTGGAACTGTGCTGCGCCATCGGGGAAGATACGGTGGACGGCATCCCCTATAGAGAAATCGTGGAGACTGCCCGGAGATACATCCGGTCCCTCGGCGGCTTTGAAAAATTTGCGGAATGGGGGCTGGTGCGATGAAAACGACAACCGAGATGCAGCTTGTCCCTATCGCCAAGCTGGTACCCTATGTGAACAATGCCCGCACCCACTCCCCGGAGCAGATTACCAAGCTCCGCTCGTCCCTCCGGGAGTTCGGCTTTATCAATCCCGTCATCATCGACCGGGAGTTCAATGTGATCGCCGGCCACGGCAGAATCCTTGCGGCAAAGGAAGAAGGCATCCGAGAGATTCCCTGTGTGTTTGCCGACCATCTTACCGAAGCGCAGAAGAAAGCCTATATCATTGCGGACAACCGCATGGCGATGGACGCCGGATGGGATGAGGAACTTCTGCGGGTGGAGATTGAGTCTTTGCAGGGCATGGACTTTGACCCTCTGCTCACCGGCTTTGATGAAAAGGAACTGGCAGCTCTGTTCGATGACGGCATGGAAGCCAAAGAGGATGACTTCGATGTGGACGCGGAGCTGCAAAAGCCTGCCTTCTCCCGGTTGGGCGACGTATGGACGCTTGGCAGGCACCGTCTGGTATGCGGGGACTCTACAAAGGCAGAGACATACACCGCACTCATGGATGGCGTTAAGGCAAACCTGGTGATTACCGACCCGCCGTACAACGTCAACTACGAAGGCTCGGCTGGCAAAATCAAGAACGACAACATGGCAGGCGAGAAATTCTATGAATTCCTCCTTGCCGCTTTTCAGAATATGGAATCGGTTATGGCGGCGGACGCATCCATCTATGTGTTCCACGCCGATACCGAGGGGCTAAACTTCCGCAGGGCGTTTGCCGATGCGGGATTTTATTTATCCGGCTGCTGCATCTGGAAGAAGCAATCCCTTGTGCTGGGACGCTCTCCGTACCAGTGGCAGCATGAGCCGGTGCTGTACGGCTGGAAGAAAAACGGCAAGCATCAGTGGTACACCGGCAGGAAGGAAACCACCATCTGGGAGTTTGATAAACCCAAGAAGAACGGCGACCATCCCACCATGAAGCCAATCCCTCTGCTGGCTTATCCTATCCAGAACAGTTCTATGGCAAACTCGGTGGTGCTTGACCCATTCGGCGGTTCCGGTTCTACGCTCATTGCCTGTGAGCAGACTGACCGCATCTGCCGCATCATCGAGTTGGACGAGAAGTTCTGCGATGTGATTGTAAACCGATATATTGAGCAGGCCGGTTCTGCGGATGGCGTGAGCGTCCTC